TTTTAGTGTCTTGGCATTGTCTGCCTTGCCTGCCGGCTCGCTGCCTTTGTTGTTCTTCTTTTTGCTTTGTCATACCACTCCGCTTTCACGCCGGTGATGCCTTCCTCTGGATCGTGGTCCCGCTCCCGCTCGGTATTGGCCTGCCCGGATTTGCTTTCGAACACGATGCGCGTTGTAAACCCGCCTCCATTGATGGAATGGGTCCGGTGTGATTGTGAGTGGCTTAGGCTGGAACTGAAGGCAGATGTCGGATCGTGAAATTCGGTCTTTTGACCTTAGCCATCCGTCACAAAATCGGAAGAAATTCCGTTCTTCTTTGAATCCGCCAAAAGTCGTCGAGCGTATCCGACTAGCCCGTCTGGATCTTTGATTGCAATGGTGGGGACGCTGATATACGAACGTTGAAGGATCCGGAACCACTTAACCTTGCGCCCTTGGAGGTCAAAAACTACGGACGAACCACCCTTGCCGTTGGTCTCGTAACGAATAGCCGAAATGTCGTTCCAATGAAAGTAATTCCCCGCATAAGAAATACCATCTGACGATAGTAAAAACGCGGCACCAGCGAAATACAATCGGACAAGGCCTAGGACACGGGAAACCGAGACAGCCGTAACAACGATTAAGAAAACGCCCAAAAGCAAAAAGAACAAAATAGAAATCGGCCCGACTTTGTAGCTTTGACTTGCATTTAGCATTGCGGCGAACAGCAAGGCGTTAAAAGGAATCCACAACGCCAACCAAAAAAAGGCCATCATGCCTAAGCCCCAGCCACGCCAAGCGAATTGCATAGGTAGCGGTGGTAATGGATCCACTGCCATAGCCGCCATACGCACCTTGCTTCGCTCTGTGCTCTTTCCAAGCACATAAAAACCGAGAGGAACGATCAAAGCAAGTAAGAGGATTATCCAAACCGCAGTCATTTAGCTATGTCATCTTTGAGAAGTCGACGCAATGGGAAAAGCGACCTATTCAATTCAGCTCGGCTGTTACTTGGGCTGCAGAAACCAAGCCAATCAAGGCGCCAATAGCACCAATGAACATAAGCAGGCTGTAGTCAGAATTAAAAAAATTCATGCGCGATAGCATCATCATTGCACTGTAAAAACTCATGGTTGAAATCAAGGCGCAAATTATGCTGCTGACGACTAACCAGCGAGTCTTTTGACACCATCCGACGCGCGATGTATTCGGAATCCATTGCATAACGTACCAATAAGCCAGAGATGAGAGCGCTATCGGGGCAATGGTGCCAAACAATAGATAGACACTCGCTACCATTGCGAATAGCCATAAAATTCCCGCTAGCAACGGCGAAAACAAGGCACCCACGATCATCTTTAATAGAGTCACGAAAGTTAGATTGTTACTATCGCTATTTAACAGCCAGTGCTTCAGGGTCACTATGTACGTCCCGACGAACCAAGAGCCTGTCCCAAAAACGACGAAATTAATGACTACTTGATCGAAGTCCAAAAATTTATATTTCCTCATTTTGCTCCAGCTTCATCGCAGCGTTAGCATTGGCTAAAAAATTTACGCTATTGTGAAACACAACAAGAGTAACGTGCATATGAGGGACGATTGCGAGGACTATTCTCAAGATAGGCTAATAGCTTAGTCTGACGAATCCCTGACGCATATCTAACCTGCGATCAACTATCTGCGGGCTAAGCTAGCCTGCATTGTTCTCTGCGATGATCTCGCGCACCTCCTTTATCTTCGCCCATTCCAGTGCAGCGGCACGAGTAGCGCTTTGCTTCGTGGCATAGATCCGTTGCAGTGTCTTGGAATTGTCGGCCTTGCCCGCCAGCTCGGTGCCTTTGTTGTTTTTCTTCTTTGCTCTGTCGTGCCACTCCGCTTTCACGCCGGTGACGCCGTCCTCGGGATCGTGATCCAGCTCCCGCTCGGTATCGGCTTCCTCGGATCTTGTTTCGAACTCGATGCGCGTCGTGAAACCGCTCCCGCTGATGGAGTGCGTCACGGTCTTCGATAGCCATTCCGTGGCGTCGATGTCTGCCTTGAATCCCGAGACCACTACAGGAGATTGCGGCATGATCCTGGCATCACCCAGCGCAAGCTGCATCTCGAACGTGGCCAGGCCGCGCTCGATGCGCTGCCACTCTGCTGCAGCCGCCGTGCGTGCATCGGCCTCGTTCGCAAAGGTGGTGCGCAAGCGCTTGCTATTGCCGGCCTGGCCAGCGACGACACTGCGGCGACGTCCATATTTCTCATCCATCCAGAAGGCGCGCACGCCGCTATAGGCGTCGGATTCCGAGCTGTGATATCGATGCTGGTCCCCCAGCGCACGCACCATCTTGACCACCGGCAGGGGCTTGCCGCTGGCGGTGCGGCTCTCATTGATCGGCATAAACAGCAGCGTGTCATTCTTCACCGTGGCCACGGCATCATATTTCTTGCCCAGGCGGCGCAGCAGCGCGGAATCGCTCTCATGCGTCTGGTCCAGGTGCTTGATGGCGATACCGCGCAGGCCGGCCGAGATACCGGACGCCAGGCCATTGCCGGCGGCGATGGCATCTACCACCGCGCCGAGCGTGGTCTCATGGAAACTGCGGTCCCGCTGCTGGCGAAATGCATCGATCATGCTGGCCGACCTGGCCCGGATGGTGAGCCGATCCGGTGCACCGCTGTGCTCCACCTCGGAGACCACGAATGCGCCCTTGTCCACGAGCGGCGAGCCCAGCCAGCCGAGCGCGAAATTCAGCTTGGCGCCCTTGGGCGGTATCTTCAGCTTGCCGTCAGAATCATCCAGCTCGATGTCCAGTTGATCGGCCTCGTCGCCTCGGCACTCGCGCAAAGTGATGCTCATGAGCCGGTCCGAGACCGGGCGGCTGATGTCCTTGTCTTCGATGACGATACGGAAGGCTGGTGCGATAGTGGTCATTGGCCGGCCCCGCCGAACTTGCCGACGATGCCGCCGACCGTGCTCTTGACGCCATCGATGGCGCTGCCGACCACGTCGCGCGCCTTGTCCGCGATGCTGTTAGTCATGCCGTCGATGTCGACCATGTTGCGCAGATCCGAGATATCGCCCAGGCCCAGCGACGACAGCACGCTATCGTCGGTGCGCTTCAATTTAATGGTGAATTCGATACGCTTGGCATCGCCGTCGCCATCCAGCACCGTGCGACCCTCATCCATGCTCTCGATGACGTAGGAACCATAGATGCGCCCGGTTCCCTGGATCAGGAACCAGCTCTTGCCGGTGTCGGCCATCAGGCGCAGGGCATCCAGCGAGAACGCGCTACCGGTCAACTCCGGTGCAATCCAGCCCGACAGGGTGATGGCGTCATCCCCCTTGCCGGTGAACTGCAGGGCATCGCGCCGGCCCACGCGCGAATTGGCCGCGAACTTCCATTGCGTCTGCCGCTGCAGCTCTTGATAGGCCAGCGTGGGCAGGCTGAAGACGAACATTCCCAAGACCATCATCATGATTTTTTCCTTAGTCCCAATCTGCGAGGTTCGAGCGCTGGCGCGATGCCTTCATGCGGTCGCGGCGGTCCAGCTCGGCGGCCACCGCCCGGGCGATGGCTTGCTCATCCATGCCGGGCGTCGGCTGGATGATGATCTGCACGGTGTCGCCCTGGTAGACGACGGGCTGCACGCTGCCGGCGCTAATCGGCGGCCGACTATCGAAGGCCATCGTCGGCATGCTGCCCGCGCCAATGGCCACGGCCGCGCCAGCGCTGGCCAGCTTACTGGCCAAGCTGCTGACCGTGGACAGCGGCCCGTCCTGGCCACGGTTCAAGCCCACGGCCAGCCCCTGCATGGTGTAGTCGCCCAGGTCGGCAAAGACGCGGCTCGGGCTATGGATGTCGAGTTTTTCCTTGAACCAGCCTATGACACTGGCGCCCGCGCCCAGCACGGTATCCTTGACGGCGCCGAGCCCGCTGGTGATGCCATTGACCAGGCCGCGCAGGATCATGGCGCCGAACTCGGTAAATTTGGCCGGCAGCTCGATGCCGAACCAACTCAGCACGCCGGCAAAGGCCTGATAGAACAGGCCCGCCGGAGACCAATTCACGATCAGCGCCGCCACCCCGGCCAGGCCGCCAGCGAAGGCGCCGCGCACCTGCTGCCACAGGTTGCCGAAGAATCCGCCAATGGGTTCCCAATTCCGGTACAGCAGGTAGGCGGCGGCCGCGATGGCGGTCACCGCCAGGCCAATGGGGTTCATCAGGAACACCCGCCCCAGCCACATGAAGACGGTCCCGATCCCGCGCAGGATCGGCATGAGCAAGTTGCCCTGCAGGCCGATCCTGGCGAACAGGACATGCAACATGGCATAGGGGCCGATGACAGAGGCCAGTGCCAGCATCAGCGGTCCCATCACCACCATGATGGCGGCGATGGCGCTGAAACCGACAATCATGGCCTTGGCGGTGGCCGGATTGCGCTCCATGAACCCGGTGAGCGACTGGACAGCATTTGTAGCCATCTGCAGGCCGGAGGCGTAGAGCGGCAGGATCTTGGTGCCCAGCTCCAGTTTCAAGTCCGCCACCTTAGCCAGGGTTTCCAGTTCCTTGCCGCTGGCCGTGTCGCGCCCGAGCTTGTCCAGCTCGTCGATGTTGGCGGCACCCCGGTTCAGTTTCTCGTTCTTGTGGATCTGCGCGCGCTGCTGGTACATGGTG